TACTGCCTGGATTTTTCCACTAAATGAAAATAATATCAGTTTTTTATCGTCACTAGCATCTGATGTAAATTTTGATTTTGATGAAGATTTTCAAAAATATGTAGACGAGGCAGATAAAATTGTTAACGAAATGGAAAAATATGCTCCTACGTTAGCAATACATGACGGAGACTTAAAAATACTGAATTCTCCAAAAAATATGCCAGAAATTGATACCGACGATATCGTTGAAGCAATTTTCCAAGCAAGGAAATATGGTGTTACACTATGGGATGAATATATCGACCAGTATATTTCCAGTGAAGAATTTGATCCTGTACTACGTGATTTTTTAAAAAATAATTACGCTTTTCCAACCCGGTTGAAAGCTGAAAATACCGACATTTTTTGTCTGGAACAGATCGTAAAATATCTATCTCCGTGTTTATTCATCATTCCTGGTGGAAATGAACTGGCTAAAATTACACAGGCACATACCCTACTAAAGGGTATGAATGTGGATAGTAAAAACATGAGTGTTTTGTTCAGATTATCGACAGAAAATGGGCGAAATTTTAACGATTTTGTCAAAAATCAGGCAATAAATGGGCCAATTCATGACGATACTAAAATAGTGTTTGTTAGCGGTAAACTACCAAAAACAGTTATTAAATCAGGAATTAAATTTAATAGTATTATTAACATGGGATATACCATGGCGCATTATACTCTTAAAGAATTCACAAAAAATCATCAAAATTCCATATATTTTGATGTTAAAATAAAAGCACAGGGATTTGACTTTGACGACTTGTAAAATCATTATCAAGGATGAAGTAAATGTTAAGATTGAAAATTTAGATCTTGACACACGCAAAGCCTTGGTTAAAAAATTCAAGTATGAAGACCCCACTGCTCGCTTCAGACCAGCCTATAAATTGGGTCGATGGGACGGCACAGTGAGCTTCTTTGGTCTTGGCGGAACAACCTACATGAGTATGCTTCCGCAGGTCTTAGAATACCTTGAGAGTAAGAATTTTTATATTGAATTAGAAGATCAGAGGTCTCCCATCTCCCTAGGATTTGACGAAATTTCCACGGATTTTTGGGGTGATTTGACATGGCCCGAAGGACATAGATTTGCTGGTCAACCCATACGACTTAGAGAAGACCAAGTTGAAGTCATAAACATATTTTTAAAAAATCCACAATGTATTCAGGAAATTGCCACTGGTTTTGGTAAAACAATTACCACCGCAACTTTGAGTAAAATTTGTGAAAAATATGGTCGAACAATAACCATTGTGCCTAATAAAAGTTTGGTAGAACAAACACTAGAAGATTTTGTCAACTGTGGTTTAGACGTAGGCGTTTATTATGGTGACAAGAAAGATTTAGATCGAACACACACAATTTGTACTTGGCAAAGTCTTAATATTTTAGATAAAAATACCAAAAATTGGGACGAAGTAGCCTCGGCAAAATTAGAGCTATTATTGGACAATGTTCAAACAGTCATGGTAGATGAAGTACACATGGCCAAGGCAGAAGTGTTGAAAAATCTATTGACACGCAATCTAGCCAAAGCACCAATACGTTGGGGTTTGACTGGTACTATACCCAAGGCCGACCACGAATTTCAAAGCATCAAGGCCAGCCTAGGTGAGGTGGTTAACCATGTACATGCTCATGAATTACAGGAAGCAGGTGTATTAAGTAACTGCCATGTGAACATTGTACAAACTGCCGAATGGAAAGAGTTTGGCGCATACGCAGAAGAATTAAAATATTTGGTCACTGATGATAATCGTATCTCTTATATCTGTGATCTAATACAAGGAATAGCGGAAACTGGGAACACCCTGGTACTAGTTGGTCGAATAGAGTCTGGAAAGACCATGGTCGAAAAAATGCCTGGAAGTGTTTTTATTAGTGGTGAAGTAAAAACCAAAGATCGAAAGGCAGAATATGACGAAGTTAAGACTGTTGACAACAAGATTATTGTGGCAACTTACGGTGTGGCCGCTGTGGGTATTAATATTCCTCGGATTTTTCATCTGGTTCTCATTGAGCCCGGTAAGAGCTTTGTCCGCGTTATACAATCAATTGGACGCGGTATTCGGAAAGCCGACGACAAAGACTTCGTACAGATCTGGGATATCACGGCGGCGTCAAAATATGCCAAGAGACACCTCACTGAACGCAAACGCTATTACAAGGAAGCGAAATATCCTTTCACAATTCAAAAGGTCAAATATTAATAATGCAAATACTAACAATAGAAAACGAAACGTTTTATCTGAATGAACTTCCAGACGAAATAGATGAAGACATGCGATTTGCTGTTATGGATAACAGCGATAGCTCCAATCCAGATCACTTGTTTGTACCACTGATCTTTTTAGAAAGTTTTACAGGGCCAGCTGTGGTGTTGAAGATTGGACCGCATGAACTTACCATGCCATTAGATTGGTGTACCATCGTAGGTGATCCAGAAGGTCCAGAAATGGAAGTGTTGCCATTGACTAGTCTTAACGATCGAGGGTTTAAAACATTTTGTTTCAATCCACGCAGTAGTTTTAGACCAGAATTTTTAGACATTGATATTATTGATGTTTATCAAGACGTCAAATGGTACTTTCCTAAAATGCGTCCGGGACAACTGCTGTGTACGCCATTGGAAAAAGGCCCCAAACCACGCTGTGCTTATTTTGTCAAAGAAGTTAGTCGTCAAAGTGAGATTGTAGATTATACTAAATGTTGGTAATATGGGAAATCTTAAACCAGGCGCAACGTATATTCATGAACGTGTAGGTGATGTTGTCTACAGCAGAGAATTTGGTGCCGATCCCAGCACCAGACAGGTAGCTGGCTGGGATTACAATAAAGATGATCCAAATTTTGATCCCAGGACATCGGATGGCCGTACATTGATTGATCAGATGCGAGAAGACCAGTTATGGGGAGAAATTAGACGTGCGGCGAAATCCAATCCCACTATACAAGAAGCCCTGGAACGTGTTAAAATAACTTATTACCTTAGCAAAGAATATGATGATCGATATGGCAGAAAATAATTCAGTATTTGTTGTTGGCGACAATGAAGTAATTCATATCGATGCCTCCGGCAATATAGGTGTTAGTACTTGTAGTCCTGGAAAATATTTTACCGTGACATTTCCGCCAGATCCAGAACCTTTGACTGAATGGTATAAAGATGCTGTAAAACAAAAAGGACTTGTTCCACATAAAAAGGAAAGAGATGGCAACTAAAAAGACAGCTAAACCAAAAAAAGAAAAATTACTGGAAATTGGTCGAGTAATGTCTGCCATTGACACTAAAAATTATGAATTTTACAACAACCTAACTCCGGAAGAACAAAAAGAGTTTAGCCCTTATCCCTTACTTCGATCTGTCAGCAACACCACAAGTAAAAATAGAGACCTACAGGAATGGTATGTAGAAATGACCAATGAAATGGTCAATAAAAATTTCTTTGAACTAAATCATAAGCATCCTGGATTGATGTATAAGCTATACGCAACAGTAGGTACCGGCGGTACTACTTTTCACGGATACTTACCATCCCTTAAGTATAAGTTTGATAAATTTGAAAAACTATTGGGTGAAATATACCCTGCTATGAAAGCTGATGAGATCAAAATGCTAGCCAGCATGATGGATAAAAATGACCGAGAAGAGTTGTTTGACAGCATGGGATTTGATAAGAAACAAAGGAAAGAATATGAGTAAAGAATTATGGACTGTATCAGTAAATAAAAATCATGAAGTTTACATCGTGTCAGATGATCACACTCATGACATAACAATGAAGGTTGAAGGTACTTTTGTCGAACTAGATGACCTTGTTTGGTTTGCCAGCAATTTGGCAAGAAAATTAAACGGAACATTAAATGATAGCGTTGGTGAATCAGTCTAATAAGTGCGCTCATTGTGGCAAGGCATTTGTACAAGAAAAAACTCTTGTGGCTCATATGTGCGAAAGAAAACGCCGTGCGCTTCAAAAAAATGAAAAGAGAGTACAAGCTGGCTACATGGCATTTAATAGATTCTGGCAGTTGGCCCAAGGCGGAAAAAAGCTCAAAACCTATGAAGAATTTTGTGATACTGCCTACTATAATGCTTTTGTTAAATTTGGTTCTTTTATAAACAATACTAATCCACTATATCCAGACAAATTTGTTGACTATGTGATTAAAAGCGGAATCAAATTGGATCACTGGTGTAGAGACGACTTATACGAAAAATATCTGTATGACACAATAAAGACAGAGCCGGTGGAATCCGCAGTACAACGAACCATACAAAATATGATGGAATGGGCCGACGAACACAAAGCACAATTTGAACATTATTTCAATTATGTTAGTTTAAACAAAGCAGTACATGATATTAGAAACGGCAATATTAGCCCGTGGGTAATTTTAAATACCAACACTGGTAAAAAAATGATACAGACAATGAGTGACGAACAGTTGGATATGATTGCTCCGGCTTTTGATGTTCCGTATTGGTTAAAAAGATTTAAAGAAGTGCCAGCAGATGTTGCGCTGGTAAAAGAAATTTGCGAAGAGGCAGGTATTATATGACACAATTAAAAGGATTAGTTCCAAAAGGATGGGGCTCGGAATATATTTGGGCTACCAATGACAAGTACTGTGGAAAATTTATGAACTTTAACACAGGTGCTAAGTTTAGCATGCACTTTCATAAAGACAAAGAAGAAACATGGTATATACAATCAGGCAAGTTTATTATCCGTTGGATTGATACTATTAACGCAGAAGTTTACGAAAAAGAAGTACATGACGGTGCTGTGTGGCATAATCCTCCATGTATGCCACACCAAATTGAATGCCTAGAAGCGGGTACTGTCATTGAAGTAAGTACTCCGGACTCTGTTGAAGACAACTATCGTGTGGGTAAAGGTGACAGTCAAAAATGAAAATTTTAATCACAGGATATAAGGGATTTATTGGCCAAAATATGGTCAATGCGCTCAAAGATGAACATGAATTAAGTTTTTATGAATGGGGAGATCAAGTTCCAGAATTTGAAGGTCTTGACTGGTGTATTCATCTTGGTGCTATCAGTAGTACCAACGAAAAGAATGTGGAAAAGGTCATGCGACAAAATCATGACTTCAGTTGTATGTTGCTTGTGGCTTGCCAAATCAACAAGGTAAATTTACAATACGCATCCAGTGCCAGTGTATATGGCATGGGTCCAAACTTCAGCGAGGATGGCGAACTAAGTCCGCAAAGTCCTTATGCTTGGAGCAAATATTTGTTTGATAGACATGTCAAATCACAAAAATTTGACAACATTATTGTACAAGGGTTTCGATATTTTAATGTCTACGGTCCACACGAAGATCACAAGGATCAACCGAGCCCGCATCACAAATTTACCAAGCAAGCAGAAACAACTGGTGTGATTAAATTGTTTGAAGGTAGCGAAAATTTTAAACGTGATTTTGTGCCAGTGAGTGAAGTAATCAACATACACAAGAAATTTTTTGATGTTAAAGAAACTGGTATATGGAATGTGGGCACTGGCAAACCTCAATCATTTCAGCATATAGCAGAAACTATTGCTGAAGGTATGGAAGCACGGATTGAATATATTCCAATGCCTGATGATATCAAGTCACAGTACCAAAAATACACCTGTGCCGACTTAACCAAGTTACGGAAATATTATCCATGACCACGGTAATGGTTAACGGAACATTTGATATTTTGCATCCTGGACATGTGGCGTTGTTAAACACTGCCCGTAGTTATGGTGATTATCTTGTTGTGGCAATAGACACAGATCGACGTGTTAAAGAACTTAAAGGCCACAAAAGACCAATCAACAATCAAAATTTTAGACGTACTATGTTATCAAATCTTAAAGCTGTGGATGTTGTAGAATTTTTTGATAGTACAGAAGAATTAATTGAACTGATGAAAATGTATAAACCAGATGTGTATGTCAAGGGTAGTGACTGGAAAACGGACACACAATCCACAGCACATCAATATTGTAAGGAAGTAGTTTATTATGACAGAGTTGGCGACTATTCAACCAGCAAGATCATTCAAGATATTATTATTGGGTGACAGTTGTACTGACGAGTACTATATAGGTACTTGCGATAGACTAAATCCCGAAGCACCTGTTCCCATTATGAATATTCGGGACCACTATACCACACCGGGTATGGCCAGTAATGTATATAAAAATTTAACCACATTAGGTTGCAAAGTTGATTTTATTACCAATGCGGAAACAATTACAAAGACACGTTACATTGATAAAAAATCTGGTCAACATTTATTAAGAGTAGATAATGACTGTGAACTAACTCCCTGGAGTGGCCGCACTACACTACCTTTAGAAACTTATGATGCCATTGTAATGAGCGATTACAATAAAGGATTTTTAACATATTCAGAAATGCAACATGTATGTAGATCGTTTGATGGCCCAATTTTTATTGACACCAAAAAAACAGACCTAAGACGATTTAATCCTGCTTTTATCAAAATTAATGAATTAGAATATAGCAAACGAACTAGCGAAGCCAGTAATATGATTATTACTCTAGGTGGACGAGGTGCTATGTATAAAAAAGATTTTCTAACAGCGGTTTACGATGGATACCCTGCCGAAATAGTGGATGTATGCGGATGTGGTGATACCTTTTTATCAGCATTGACTTATCAATACCTAATGACAAAGGATATAGATAGTGCTATAATATTTGCTAATGCCGCGGCCAGTATCACAGTACAACACCGAGGAAATTATGCCCCAACATTGGACGAAATAAATGCCAGACATTGATATCGATTTTGCCGATAGAACGCAGATACTTGATGTAATTAAACATGTACCAGCAACCATCGACGGAGTCAAAAAACACAATACAGGAATTTATGTACAGGAGATTCCAGTTAATCCATTGACTGGACAATCCAGTATTGAATATAAGATCGCTGAAGCAAGGGGCTATTTTAAGATAGATTTTTTGAATGTCAGCATATATAAAGACATCAAAAATGAAGAACATTTAAACACATTACTATCAACGGAGCCATTATGGGATCTACTAGAACAAGAAGAATTCACGAATCTCTTATTTCACGTGAATGGTCACGGGCACATCTTGAAGACGCTGAAACCGAAAACAATAGAAG